CAAAATACTGTTACTTGGATTGCTTTAGCAACTCATGGTCGAGTCGATGTGATTCCTATGGGCCACCCAAATGGTGAGTATCTTCGTACAGACTATCCGCTGCTACCTTCTGCAGTGGCGCGTGTTGCAAAAGGCATGGAACTACGAGACTCTGACTATAGTAAAGATGAGCGCAAAGCAACAAAGGTATTTGGTCCAGCACCTGAGCAACTAACTGCTGGAGAAGTGTTTAAAGCCCTTAAACCTTTACTTAATGGAGATAAGGTAAAGATTGGGCATAACCTTAAGTTTGATTTGCAAAGCGTTACTAAGTACGTAGGAAAGCTCCCATCACCTAAGTATTTTTGTACGCTAAATGCTGCGTTTATCTTAGACAATCAAAACCGTAATGATCTAGGTCTTGATGACTGTCTAAAGCGTGAGTTTGGGTACCACATGGTTAAGGGTGTGGGTAAAGAAGTAGAGAAGTATTCCTTTGAAGAAGTAGCTACCTACGCCGCTCTTGACGCAGAGTGGACTTGGAAGCTGTATTTAAAGTATCAATCAAACCTTCTTACAGATGGTTTGTCTGGCATTTTTAATTTAGAGATGGACGTTCTTGAAGTTATCTGTCGCATGGAACTTCGTGGCGCAGATATTGATGTTACTGAGCTAAGTAAACTTAAAGCAAACCTTGAGGTACAGCTAGAAACCTGTAAAGCAAATATCTATCGTCTTGCTGGAAAAGCTATTAACATTAATAGTGTTCCAGAAAAACAAAAACTTCTTTACTCGTCTAAGAAAGACGGGGGTAGAGGTTTACGGCCTAAAGTTTTGACCCCTGCTGGACAAAAACGTGCGGAAGAAGGCCAGCCTTCTTCAGTAGCAGATTACTCTGTATCAGAACCTGCGCTGCAGGCTTTTGCAGGAAAAGATCTTTTAGTTGATGCATTAATTGAGTATTCTGATCTTAATAAGCTTTTAACAACTTACGTAATCCCGTACATGGGTGGGGATATAACTAGAACTCTTGCAGGTAAATCTAAAGTTACCTCTAAGAAAAGTATTATGTTTAAAGGCCGAATCCACACGGACTTTGTACAGTACGGTGCTGAGACCGGTCGTTTTTCTAGTCGTAACCCTAACCTTCAAAACGTACCTGCCCCCCACACAGTAAACGGCAAAGCAATCCGCAATTTATTTGTAGCTCCAGAGGGTTACTCTTTAGTTGTTGCTGACTACAGTCAGATTGAACCACGTGTTATTGCATCCTTTAGCCAAGATCGAATTATGTGCGGTGCCTACTTAAACGGAGAAGATATTTATACAACTATTGGTAACACAATGGGCGTAGACCGCAAAGCGGGTAAGGTATTAGTTCTATCTCTTGCTTATGGTGTAGGTCCAGACAAGATTTCCGACTCAATTGGTTGTTCTTTGGCAGAGGCTAGGGACTTACTTGATGAGTTTATTAGGAAGTTTCCATCAGTTGCTAGGTACAAGAAACAAGTTATTGCTGATAGCCGTAGGCAAGCACCAATTCCTTATGTCAGCACCCTTTTAAAGCGTAGACGTTATCTACCCGACCTTAGGTCTAATGAGGTCTGGAAACGGTCTAGAGCAGAGCGTCAGGCCTTTAACACGGTAATCCAGGGGTCGGCAGCAGACCTCATTAAGCTTGCTATGATTAGGGCTAACAAGATGATTCCAGAAGAGGCGTCTCTGATCCTAACTGTGCACGATGAGTTAGTAACTGTTACTCCTACTGAAATTGCAGAAGAAACAGCCGAACAGATTCGTAAAGCTATGGAAGAAATTAAAGCTTTGCAGGTACCAATGCTTGCAGACATTACAATTGTTAAACGGTGGGGAGAAGCTAAATGAGTTTCTGGAAGCGTAATAAAAGCAAGATTACAGTTACTCAGGTACCCCTTAGCGTTTTAATGCGACAGATTGTTTATGATGCAATGCTTACACCAACAGAGGGTATTGCTGAGATGATGGGTCTTCCACCAATTTCAGATGAAGTAGCTGAGATGGAAGAAGATGCTCATCAAAAGCGTTTAAGTAATATTTCTGCTCTTTTACCTTTTATAGATGCTCATGCTGACATTCTTGCCCAGGTAGCTACGTCTGCGTATATGTTAGACGCTGATAAAGATGAACAAGAAATTCCATTAGAGGGGCTAGACCATATAAATCAATTGTTTAGAATGGTTGCTTTGGCTTCTTCAGTATCTTGCGTATCAACGCTATCAAATATTGGATTAATTGAATCAAAGGTAGGTATAGACAATGAGTAATAACAATTGGTGGGCAAAAAAATTAGGAAACAACGGTCCTATGCCGGATACCCCACCAACAACCCCTTATCAACCAAATGTTTATCGACCACCGCAACAGACTCCTAATGTGCAGGTCTCTTATGATCAGCAACAAGACCAGTTAGTTTCTAGGGCACAAAGTGCTAGAGATACCGAACGTTGTCCTGGATGTATGTCCGGCAACTATATGGCACCAGTTGGCACTCAGCGCAAACGTTGTTATGATTGCGGGTATCCAATTGTCCAGTCTGGTACTGGAGCAGGCGGTACAGGTTCTGCTAGCAGTGGTCCAACAATTGCTGCTAAGCAACCAAATCAAAGCGGTGGATTTAATCCAACAACAATCGTAGGGAGACTTGAATAATGGCACTAAACGCAGAGGCACTAAAGATTGCAGCAGGCATCAATAAGAAGCTTGGAGCAAACACTGTTGTTCTAGCTGGGGAAGCTCGACTATCACAACGCATTACTTCTGGTTCTCTTACACTTGATGTTGTTCTAGGTGGGGGTTGGCCTATGAATCGTTGGGTTGAATTAGTGGGAGAAGCTTCACACGGAAAAACTGCAATTGCTTTAAGAACTATTGCAGCTAATCAACAGATTAACCCTGACTTTACAGCTGTATGGATTGCTGCTGAAGATTTTGATTCAAAATACGCTGAATTATGCGGTGTAGATAACAGTCGTGTACTACTTGTAGAAACTAATAGTATGGAGGATGCTTTTGATTCGGTTATTCAGTTTATGGAAAGCAAGGCTGTTGACATGGTTGTTGTGGATTCCCTTCCAGCCCTTGTTCCTGGCGCAGAAGATGAAAAGCATATGGAAGAATTTACTGTGGGTCGTGGCGCACTTATTACCAATAAGTTCTTTAGAAAAGTGGCGTCAGCTACCAAACGAGACCTCATCGAATCCGAACGACCAGTATTAGGAATTATGATCAACCAGTATCGTATGAAGATTGGCGTTATGCATGGAGACCCTAGAACTACTCCTGGTGGTTTAGGTAAAGACTATGCGTACAGCGTACGATGTGAAGTTAAACGTGACGATTGGGTTGAGGTTGGTACCGGAGAAAGTAAACGACGCGTAGGTCAAACTATTCGTGTTCGTACTATTAAGAACAAGACTTTCCCACCTCAGCAAACAGCTTATCTAGACTTTTACTTTGCAGAAGGCGGTGCAATTGATGCTGGTGGTTATGACACCGGTAAAGAAATTGTTGCCCTATCTATTCTTAACAACATTGTAGAACGTCGTGGTGGTTGGATGTACTACGGTGATCGTAAGTGGCAAGGAGCACAGGCTCTTATTGATTCTCTTAGAGAAGAAATTGAGCTACGTGAAGAACTCAGTAAAGCTGTTCTTAGCACAATTAAAGCCCAACCTATATTGGCTTTAGATGAAGAGTGAGGGACAAAAGCAATCTCTAAAGCATGAGAAGCGTTTAGAGAAACTTGTGGATGGAAAACGTTCTGCAGCGTCAGGCGCTTTCTGGTCACGTAAAGGGGATGTACGAAGTAATGATCTTTTGATTGAGCACAAATGGACCGGCAAAAAGTCAATAACCATTAAATCAGAAGTTCTTAAGAAGATTACTACCGAGGCTATCCTTGATAGTCGTATTCCGGTTTTAGGTCTTCACCTTGATGGCGAGAACTATGTAGTTTTAGGAGAGGAGGATTTCTTTGAACTTCGTAACGCACTCAGGGGTGACTAAATGGAATATGACGACGAGCCTACATGGGCTTGGAGATACAGGGCTAAATGCCGAGGGGAAGATACAGAGATATTTTTCCCACCAAGAGATAAAGCTTTATACAAACCGATAGCAGATAAAGCTAAAGCAATCTGTTGGGGAAAGGATGGGCGACCAGCTTGTCCAGTTCGCAAAGAATGTCTTAAAGAAGCTATCATAAACGATGAGTTGCATGGAATCTTTGGTGGCATGTCACACAGAGAAAGAAATGCAGCAAAGCGTAAGTATGAAAAACAAGGTTTAACACTAGAAGAATGGATAGACCAGGATGGCAAATACGGGCAAGCCTAAGGCGATTTCTTTAAAAGCATTCTTAGACGCAACTAAACGAGATACTCGTTTAATGGGCGCTATTGAGCGCCACTTGTTATCTAAGCCTTTTGATAATCGTCGCATGGATATTATTCACCCATCTGACATGATTAAACCTGAGTGGTGTCATCTTGCCCAGTACCATGCAATTAAAGGTAACTACAAAGAGGTGCGTGAAAAGCCTACTCTTCGTCTTCAATCTATCTTTGATGAGGGGCACACGATCCACGCTAAGTGGCAGAAGTGGCTTACAGAAATGGGCGTGCTTTACGGTAAGTGGGAGTGCTCGGAGTGTGGACCTTCAGATTGGGAACTTGCTTCTGATTTAAATTTTGATGACCCAGAGTGTGGGGTTTTTGAATACCGTGAAGTTCCTCTGTGGAGTGACAAGCACAAGATTGGTGGTCACTCAGATGGTTGGGTTAAAACATTGGGAGAAGACTGCCTTATTGAGATTAAGTCTATTGGTGCTGGAACACTTCGCTTTGAGGCTCCGGCTTTGTTAGCTCAGTCTGATGGTGATTTAGAAAAAGCTTGGCGCAATATTCGTGCGCCGTTTCGTGCCCATCAATTACAGGGTCAGGTTTACCTGCACTTAACTCATCTAATGGTTGAGAACGGAGATCTTCCGTCTGCACCAGAAGAGATCGTATTTATCTATGAGCTTAAAGCTAACCAAGATTATAAAGAGTTTACTGTCAAATACAACCCAGAGTTTACCAAGGAGCTGTTTGATCAAGCCTTGGACATTGCTTGGGCAGTTGACAACAACCGACCACCTGTGTGTAATATTGACCCCGTAGCCGGATGTAAACGGTGTGAGCCTTATAAGGAGAGTATTGATGCCTGATTACAATTACAAGTGCTCAAAGTGTCAAGAAGTAACTGAGAGTTTTTTTCCTATTCAAGATGGTCCTTTACCTGCAATAGTATGTAAGTGCGGTGGAGAAGCATTTAGACAATACTCTACATTTGGTATTCAACTTAAAGGCGGAGGATGGGGCGGTCAATGAGTATAAGTCGTAAGGTATTAGATAGCTTGGGAGAACTAGGATTTACTCTTTCTCCAAAGCCTGGCTATGAGATTCCAGAACTTCCTCGTGACATAACAGAATTAGACGACGAGGGTCTTATGGATCTTTTTGTACAGTTTACTCAGTGGAACGATCACCTTTCAGGGGCTCACGCTATTGCAGTAATTAATGAGCGTGAAGCACAGCGCAACGTAGATGTAGCAGAAGCTGGTGCAATGCTTAAGAACTGGACCGGTACAAAAGGCGGGGATAAAGTAACGGTACTTAAGGCACAGATTGCTGTATCACCAGAAGTAAACGAGTTGTATGAAGATTTAAACACTCGTTATGCGTTTCGTAAATTGCTTGAGACTCGCGCCCTTAGTGTAGAGCGTGATTCACAAGTAGTTTCTCGTGAATTAACTCGCCGTACATCAGATGGTGGCGGCATGCGTTCTAGAACCCGGAGGTTTACACCATGAGTTATGAGCAGCTTCCTCTATTTACAGATGAAGAGCTAGGCCTTAAACCTAGTGTTATTGGTCTTACAGGTTATGCACAATCTGGAAAAGACACCGTGGCGGATATTTTAGTAAACAAGTATGGATACAAAAGACTTGCTTTTGCAGACAAAATAAGAGAAGTTTTGTATGCAATTAATCCAATGGTTGGATGTAGCCCTACGGGTTATTTACAAGATTTAGTAAACTTAGTTGGTTGGGATAAAGCAAAACAAGAACCTCAAGTTCGTAGGTTACTACAAGACTTAGGTGTGGCCGCTAGAGATTTACTTTATACAAATATCTGGGTTACAACTGCATTTAATAATGTAAGCCCGGGTGAACTTGTTGTGATAACAGATGTAAGGTTTGAGAATGAGGCTTCAATGGTTAAAACTATGGGGGGTCAAATTTGGCGTGTAAAAAGAACAGGTTTTGGCCCGGTTAATGATCACGTATCTGAGTCTGAATTAGACGGATATAAAGTTGATCAAATTTTTTTAAATAACGGCACTGTAGAAGATTTAGAAAAACTAGTTACTAGTCGAATGGATAAAAAATGATTGGTAACAAAGAACCCCTAATTATTTACTGGACTCCTGCAACTTACGAAAGCGATAAAGAATCGTGGTCGTTACTATACCCTGAACCAGTAAGCCTATATTCTCAAGTAAATAAGCTTCGCCCTTCTAAGGTGGCAGTAGATAACGTATACGCTTGCCCTGCTTTTAAAGACACTACACGTAATGTTTTTGTTTTTAAAAATCCTGTAGAAAATATAGTTACATTTCCAAAAGGATTTTTAGAAGCAGCAGCACAAGAAA